GTCGCAGCAACGGTGTCGGCCCCTTCCCCGAAGGCGATGAGCTTGCGGCCGGCATCCGCAAGTTCGGGGAACTCAAACGGCGTCTGGGCACCGAGTTCGCGCAGTTTGGCGAGCGTTTGTTCCGCCTTGGCGGCATCACCGATGAAGGTGGCGAAAGCGACCTGGGTCTGTTCGAAACTTGCCGCCGAGGTGACCGCCTTGATGCCGCCGGCCAATGCCGAAGCTCCACCCGCGAGCGCGGCACCGAGGCCGACCTTGAGCCCGACGACACTCATGTTGGCCATCTTCTTCGCCGAGTCGGCAACCAACTGGGTGGCCCCGGCCATCGCGCGACGCAGCGAACTGATGTCTGCTCCAAGGGTGACGGTGAGGGCGCTCATGCGCCGGGGGTGGAGTCAACTGGGGGATTTTCGGCATCTCATGGCAGACCAATTTGTTCTTCGACTTCTGCGATTGCCTCGGGCGTCGCGACCAATTTCAGTCGCTGCAAGAATCGAAGGCTTTCTTCGGTTATCGAAAAACCATAAAAGTTATTCGATATGAACCGATCTTGCTGAAGTATCACAAAAAGTAATTTGCCCAGCTGTTCCAGTGAGGCTTCCTCAATCTTCCACTCATCAAGCTCATCGATATGCTCAACCCATTCGAACACAAAGCATGAGGAGAATTCATGACAAGCAGCTCGAAATTCCAGAAGCTCTTTCGAGTATGAGTAAGTGCCGTGGCTAGGCTTGAACTCACCTTCATCGAACGGCTTTGCAATTCTGCCAGGCAAAAACTTCAAGAGCCGATCTATTTTTTGTGCAAGCATGTTGTTGAAACGGTTGATCTTATGTCGCCGCTTCATTGCATGAATTTAGCCCGGCTTGGCAAGGTGCAACTTGGGGCAGAAGTTCGATCAGATTGAATTCTCTCGAATCCAGCTTCCCCGCAGTGCCTCCAGTTGCTCACGCAGCGATGTCCCGCCCTGTCCTGTGCCGGTCCAGTGGGTGCGGATGCCATTCCGCATCAGCAGGCAGTGTTGATACTGCGCCAATCTAGCAAGTGGCATGTGGAGGATGCGTTCCTCGGGCCAGCCGGTTTCGGCGGCGAGGGTGAAGACTTGGGCGGCTAGGAAGCCGGGTTCGTCGCAGGGTGGGGCTTTTTTTCGGCCAGTCCTCCGAGGGATTCGACCTGGGCTGCTTCGAGGGCGCGGCTTTGTTCTTCCAGGTGTTTGAAGGCGGCTTGGAAGTCGGCCGGGGTGAGCTGGCCGCAGAAGATGAGCGTGGCTTCGCGGAAGGCTTGTTCGTTGAAAGACGCACGCACCACTTCCGGCCACGGGGCGCAGTGGGTGAAGACGAATCCCATCAGCGCACCGGTGAAGCCGGGGGTGTTTTCCTCGGGCATTTCGCCTTTGGCTAGAGGGTTGCCGGTGCGCAGGAGCACGTCGTAGCTGGCAAGCGAGAGCGGCCGCATGGCGTGGCCGCCGACGATGGTTTCAACTTCGTGGAAGGCAGCGGAGAGGAGTGACTGACGGGCGTTGTCGTTCATGGGATCAGAGGTAGCGGAGGAAGAGGTCTTCGGTGCGCGGCGAGGCATCGAGCGGGATGAAGGCGATCTTGCCCCGGCGTTTGATGCAGGCGATGGGCACGTTTTGCTTCACCTTGTCCACGAGGCGCTGGCGGTTCATCAGGGCGCACTTGATGTAGGCGAAAGGATGCTCGGAGTTGGCGAGGTGCCAGGCGTCGTCGTGCCATGCGGCGATGAGTTCCTTGGTCTGGAACTTTCCGCAGTGGCTCTGTGGATCGAAGAACCAGACGGTGCGCTCGCCCTGAATGCCATCGCCGACGACGCGCACGAAGGGCTTTTCGGCAAGCGGGATGCCGACGGCGCTCAACGCGGCGGCGAGGCAGGTGTTGCTGGTGGCGGTGGAAGACAGGTGTGAAACAGCATTCATCTTGGGGATCGGGCATCGGGGTTGGATCAAGCGCCACCGCTGGTGGTGACGAACGGATAGTGGGTGGCGGTGAGGTCGATTTTCTCGAAGTCCTCGTTGTTGAGGCTGCGGCTGACCTGCATGAGGATGGTGGTGCCGCCGGTGGCTTGCTGGAGGTGGGCGGGGATCGCGTTGGCCAGGGCGATGGCCGCGCCGATCTTGCCGCTGAACGACGAGGTTTTCGCGACGAGGCCGGAGAGTTTGATTTCGACCTTCTCCTGATAGAGTGAGAGGCCGATGACTTCGCCGCCTTTGCTGAGGACGGTTTTCTCCTGGTTGGAGAAGTCGAAGGACAGGTCCGTGATGAGGAGCCCGTCCTGATCGTTCGGGATGCCCCAGTTGCCGGTTGTGCCAAGGAAAGTCGCGGACATTTGCCGGCGGGCGGCGTGTCAACTAGATGGCAGAGGCGACTGCTTCGAAGCCGAGCACCGACTCGCGTCCGCGTGATTCGTCCGGGGTGGTGACGGTTTCGCGCGGGATAAGGTCGTGCAGGATGAAGGTGGCGGATTGGAGGTCGGTCTGGATGGTGGCTTTGCCTTGGAGCAGGGCGACGAGTTTGCCGGCCCACTCGGCGTGGGTTGCCGCCGGGGTGTCATCGACCTGCGAGAAGAGGTGGACGTCGAGCTGCATGCGGGCGGTGTGTGGCAGGGCGCTGACGGGCTTGGCCTCCGACGTGTTGATGACGATGCAGGGGCGGGTGCGGATTTCGTCGCGGCGGGCGACGTGGACCGGCAGCGTGGCGGCGTTGGGGAAACCGATGGGCCGGTGGTCGTTGATCCAGGTGGCAAGCTGAGCGGAGAGGCGGTCTTCGATGAGGTTTGGCATCTTGACCTGTGGGTGTGCGTCAACCGGCGCGGCGGTTGGAGCGGCTCGCCCGTTCGTTGATCTTGCGCAGCGAGGTGACGATGGCCTTGCGCAATCGCCCCGCCGCCACTTTCAGCGCGAGGTTGATGCCGGTGAAGGTGCTGACGTCCTCGATGTAGTCGAGCTTGTTGATGAGCGTGACGGACGGCTTGTCGCCGGTGCGCACGGTGGCGGTGCCGGGGGACTGCTTGTGGCGGGTGGTCCACTGGGCGGCTCCTCTCACCCGGCCACCGATCGCTTTGGCGGCGTTGATCCACGATCCTTTGGCGAAGCCGACCCGGCGCTGGATGCGGGCGATGTAGGTGTCGAGCGACTTCGGGCTGGTGACGATCTGCTTCGGCTTGGCGGCGCCGAGCTCGCCCCACTGGTGGAGCGCGGGATCGAGGCGACCGACGCGCAGGTCATTCCATCCGGAGCTGGAGTTGCGCAGGGCAGTTTCGGCGCGGGTGAAGCGGCGGTTCTGGATGTTTGACCAGAAGCGGTCGGCGGCGGCGGGGTCGGACTTGCGGATTTCCGCGAAAGCATCCGATGGGATGGCGAAGACGCCACGGATGTCTTGAGCGGCGGCGGCTTCACCGCTCTTCTTGGCCTTTTCGGAAAACCCGAATGGCCGGGTGTTGCGGGCAAGCTCGACGGCGAGACCACGCGCTTCCTGTTTCACGAGGGATTCGAGCGTGCGGCCGATTTTCTCCGGGTGGCGCTTCAGCAGGCGAATCACTGCGGCATCGCCATTGAGCTTGGCGGTGAAGCGGATGGCGTCGTCATTCATCGGGGGTGGTGAGGTTGAGGATGAGAAGTGGTGAACGCGGGTGATTGCCGACCTTGGCGATGCGGTAGGCGGTGCCGTCCACTTCGATGCGCTCGCCGAACTTCGGCAGCGGGCCGGGGAACGCCGACTTGAGGACGCGCAGGCTGAGGTCCGGCGACTCCACAAAGCCACCCATGTCGAGCTGTTGATCCTTGCGCACGCGGCTGGCGAGGACGTCGAGGTCGAGGGTTTTCCAGCGTGCCTCGACGCCGTGCTCGGTGAGGAGTTGTTGGAAGTCGGCTACGATGTCGGATTCGAGGCTCATGCCGGGGTGAAGATGTCAAAAATGAAACACCCCCTCCCGGTTTCCCGAGAGAGGGTGACCACATACCACGTCCGACGACGGTGGAAATTTCAGGAGTATTCGCCGGCCACCAGGTTGATCCGGCAGGCGGCGGTGCCGTCCAACTCGATGAGGGCGGGGCCTTCATTCACGGCGAAAACCGTGGGAGCGTTGACCTCCTTGGTGGCGGCACCGACCGGCACCTGGCCGCGGGTGGTCATGAGCGAAACGGTGTCGCCCGGAGCCAATGCGAGGTTGAGGTTGGCGTTGAGGGTGATGGTCCCGGCCCCGGCATCGACCGAGGCGACCACGCCGCGCACACCGGTGCCGGTGGCATTCGAGAGCAGGACGACCACATCGTTGGCGGCTGCCCCGAGATACGGTGGCGCGTTGATGACGGTTTGGTTGGCCGCGCTGGTGGCAGTCACGGTGGTGGCCCTCGACTGTGCGCGGAAGAGCAACAGCGAGCCCGCCTTGTCGGAGGTGGCGCTTGCGTATTGGAGCCGGACACGGTCGCGCCCGCCTGCGGGGATCACGACATGGCTGAGGGTGGTTCCGGCATTGCCGGTGAAGCTGAATGGAGTCATGGCGATGTTCTGCTAGGGGTGGATGGCTCAGGGTTTGACGATGCGCTTGAGGGCGTCGGTCTTACCGATGGTGAATCCGTAGAGGCATTCGATGGTGACGAACACCTTGTTGGCGCGGGTGTCGGTGAAGCGCAGGTAGCCGAAGGTCATGCCGGTTTGCGGATCGGTGACCGCTCCGGATTGCTGGTATTCGGCGACCGGGACGAGGTAGCGCATGGCCACCGCGACGGCGCTCGGATGAACGGCGAAGCCAACGAGCTTTTCC